AAGTCATTCAGATAACCTCTCAAGAGTTTGAGATAAACATTCGGTCAATGCTTCAGGCTGAGAAATATAATGAATCAGATAACATCTCCAACATATAGTTAAATCATCAACATCTTGCTCATTATCACAGTTTTTATTGATGCATTTCACTTCATCATCCCCTTCACTATTGCACCCATATGATATTCCCATCTCGCCCGGTCTTGTGGGGTCAACGATTCGTACCACTCAAGGAAAGAGTTGATTACTCTCTTGTCTGCCTTTGTTGCCGGTCTCATAGGCTCATCTCACTTATCTTGAGCAAACGCTCGAGGGTAGTTGCTATTCGGTCTAAACAGTTTCCCGGGCCGTTAAGCAAGTCTTTCAATCTCTCATTTTCATATCTTAGGCGGTTCATTTCCTCGTCCATGTTTATCCCATGCAGTCCTACTATATCAAGTGTAAGACGTACAACGACCCTATCAAATCGATTCGATACCTAATACTTTCATTGAATTGAAGAATGGAGCCATACATGAAACGGTACCGACTGCTCCATTGAACCAGCCGAAGGACCTCCTCCTTATGAGGATATTCAGGATTTAATCCAGTTGCGGAGCGCGGACCAAGCCTTTTAGGCCGGGGTCCGCGTGCGATAACCATGGCGACAGCAAAGACAGGCAGTTTTTATCTGACAGAGTCAGTAAGTTTGACAGCAGCAGCAGCAGATGGTTCAAGATTTCAAGGTGCGATCGACCTTGGAGCTTACGTAAATGTTCCGACGGGCCAGGCGATCGCCGTGGAATCGGTGGATTTTGTGTGGCAGAATGGATCTCTTTTCGATGGAAACGTTGAGGCAATGCTAGCAGCCAACGGCGCTCTGAGTGCTCAACTGGTCGATTTGAACCCCGGTACAGTGTTCGTTCAAGCAGATAATCACAGTTTGATTGCATCTGGATCTCTGAATATCGACATTGCCAACAATATCGCTTCACACAACAACGATCTCTATCCGGATAATTTCGGACCTGCTGCTCTTAGCGAGAGTTTCATGGTGGTTTCAGATTCTATGTTCCTGGTATGTGGCAATGATGGTGCTGCCGTTGGTGGCGCCACTGTGCACTGTACCGCAAGAATACGCTGCCGTGTAGTTAAGTTGGGTTCCAAGGACTGGATGGCATTGGCAATTCAGAGTACGGCTTCAGAGTCTTGAGGGGATTAAATGCCCCGATACTGTCCTCGATGCGGTGAAACCCTACACACTGATGGGACGACGAAGGGCGAAGTGCGAAAGACAGCACGCAGAGCCTACGAAGATACCCCATCCCCTGGTAAAAAGAAGCGCGGACCGTCTGCTTACAATATCAAATATGCCGCTGCTTACAAGCGTCTGAAGAAGAAACACCCACGCTCAAGTTTCGCTGCCCTGGCTAAGAAGGCACACAAGGAGGTAAAGAGATGACATTAGAAGGACCGCGCATACTCGACAAAGGATTCTCTGGTGGAGTAATCACCAATGATTCACCATCGACAGCCTCGGCTACCGGGGGAATCATCAAACTTTCAGAGAATGTATTCGCCATTCAATCCTATTATGACTTGGCTGGATATACTCAGGACGATCTAACGGCTTTCTTTGCTGGTGTAGACATTCAAGAAGAGTTCACACCAAGTGGTACGATGTCCGGTTTCATTGTGGATATGATAACTACTCATCAACTATCCTCTGCTGAAATCATCGGCGCTCACTTCACAACTCCAACTTCAACTTTGGACTTGCCTGGCTTCAATCTATCCACCTTCGACATGAATCAGGTAATCTATGCTCGAACAAGAACATATGATTCTTCATTGATGTTCGCAGGCGCGATAGTTTCCGAATACGGGAGGACCACGTGGGGAACTTGTTCGGCTGCTACTTCGGAGAAGATTTACCTGACTAGAATAATCTACACGGCTTTTCCAATAGTGGCTGCGGCTGTGTTTAATGTACCTCCGTGCAACTACGTCACTTCAATAGTAGTAGGGCGAGAACCTGACTTAACTTTCATGATGAGACAGAGGCGCTCCTACAAAGAGGCGACTGGTGTTTCTCCATGATATGGCAGTATAAGATTAGTTGGTCAGGTTTAATTGTTCTAGCCACAGTAGCCAAGGTCAGAGAGAAAAAAGGCGATACCCTGTCTGATGCTATAACCATCGCCAGCGGCACAATATCAGTAGGGGCGATTTGGTGGCCCGAGATGAGAGTAGCGATGGCCGGCGTTGTAGTAGCAACTCCCTTAGTTGTACCAGTAGCGGCAACAGTTGCAACCGCCTATGCAGCAGGTGGAGTGCTCGCCTTTGCTACCGCGGACCCCGAGGATGAAGGATGGTATGGTGCCGAGGCTCTGAAAGAATACTACCAGGACCCTATCGGGACGACCAAAGAAACCATTGTCGAGAAAGTAAGTGAAGCCTATCATACCACCGAGGCTGCTGGAAGGTTCCTGGTCAACTACGCCGTAAACGAAATTTCACAAGAATATCAACAAAAGAAATCCGAACTAGAAGCCGGATGGGAATGGGTAGAAGACAATTGGCGATGGTCTAATCCAACGCCTGGTCTACCTTTCTAATTAGTAATGGTCATATCCAATCCGCCCCGATGCTTTGAAATCGCATCCATCATCAAGTCGCGATGGGCGGTTGGCATAACTCGTTGAGCCAATATCCAATTCTCTGAGTTTCTCATATGAACCAGATAAAGGGGATAATATGTTGAGTTCACATCTTGAGCGAGTTGAGAAAGCAAACGGGACCGTATGGCTTCGCTCACAGACTCGCCAGAGTCTTCTAATTGTTTGACCCATTGATAGAGGGGTGAATTGCTGTTAATTCTAAAGGTCATCATCATTGAAGTCATTCAGATAACCTCTCAAGAGTTTGAGATAAACATTCGGTCAATGCTTCAGGCTGAGAAATATAATGAATCAGATAACATCTCCAACATATAGTTAAATCATCAACATCTTGCTCATTATCACAGTTTTTATTGATGCA